GCGGCAGAGACACAACACCGCCCGTGACGCTGAAGTTCGAGGGCACCGTGGTGACTTGCGTCAGGGCAGACGTGCCGAGGAGGTCGCCGACGAAGAGTGCGCCGCCGTCGCTGTTGCAGATGCAGCCGAGGTTCGGTGCGACTTGCGCGACGATCTGGTTGCCGTTCGTCGTGTCGTACGCCGTGGCGAACTGCCAGAGGTTGCCGTCGGCAACCGTAAAGCCCGACGAGGGCGTGCGGTCGGTGATGACGCTCGTGTTGTACGTGCTGTCGATGAAGAAGCGCTCGAGGCGGTCAGCCGATCCGGCGTGGACGTAGGTCAGCAGATCCTGCGTGTATTCGTGCAGCGCACGCGGCAGGCCGCGCAGGAACTTGTTGATCGAGCGGTAGCCGCCGATCTTACGCGGCAGGCCGCGCTGGAAGCGCACCCACTGCCCGTCGACGTACTGGTCGCCCTCGAACTTCGTCCCGTCCCGCTTGATGCCGGGCAGCGATTTAATCTGTACGATCTGTTCGGCCATTAGCTTTTTTCACTCAAGGCAAAGATTAGGAGCTGCACTTTAACGTCAGTAGCGGCCGTATCACAAGTGCCATCTGGGTTGAACACCGCAGGCACTTCAAAGTAGGTGCCGTCCTCAAACGTACCCTTGGCGTACCATTCAGCTTCATTTGCTGGATAGAAGATCGTTATGCCCATACGATTGACCTCGTGTCGCCAACGGTCGTGCCGAACACGGTGGGCGCACCGTTAAATGTCCATGACGTTACCGACCCGTTGTTGGCGTAAGAAGCATCAACGCGGTTTAACGTAGTGCCGCCAACAGTCAGCGTTTCCCATCCAGAATTAGGCGCGCTTCCTGATACGCTAAAGAATAGATAAATTGGATTAAAATTAAAATACACATCTTTAAGTTCAGCGACATTCAGGCCGCTATTCGCCCACGTCGCTGGGTCGATACTTCCTTGACCACCGGCACCAAAACCGTAGCTGTAAAAAGAACCTGCCGCTAAGTAGCCAACAGTTACCGTTGCGGTTCCGGCATATACCGAGCCGCCGCTTCCAGCCAGAGCGCATATAACCCCAGTCATTAGCTGAGACCCGCGCCGGTGATAACCCAAGTCGTTGAGGACACTTTGGTGCACGTTGCTAGGCCATATTGCGCAAGTGTGCGAGTTCCTGTGTTGGCAGTTCCAGCTTGGCGCAACGTGTCCGAGGTGATGGACACCGTTTGGCTGCTTCCGCTGTCGTTATAGAGGACGACCGCTGTTCCGATAGGGAACGCGACAGAGGCGTTGGCAGGGATAACCCAGCCGCCGGTCGTGTTGGCAACCTGCTTGCCCGCGTCAGACAGCGCCAGCGTGTAAGCGCCGGTCTGGGCGTTCTGCGGCAATCCGCGATAGCCGAGAGTGCCCGCCGCGATGGTCCCCGTGGCTGTGATCGTCACGTCTTGGTCGAGTGCGGTGATGTCAGTGTTCGCGCCAGAGGCAGCCGCGCCGAGGTTAGTCAACGCGCCACCCGCAGTCGATGCGCCCGTGCCGCCCTGCGCAACGCTCAGTGGCGTTGTGAGGCCCGTCAGTGACGTGATGTCGCTGTTGGCCCCAGAGGCCGCCGCCGAGATGGTCGAACGCGCGCTTCCGGCGGACGCGGCGGTGAACAGCGCGGAGCCAACACCTGTCGCTCCGAGGTTGGTGCGCGCACCGGACGCGGTAGTCGCGCCTGTTCCGCCCTGCGTTACAGGCAAGATGCCCGCAAAGGCTGCCGAAGTGGTCGCCGAGATGATGTTCGTGCCGTCGCAGTACAGGATGGCCGTTGAACCTTGGTCCACCAAAGTGGCAGCGCCGCTGGCAGTTTTCACGCCGAGCGTGAACGCGCCGGTCGTGGCGTTGTTGACCCAGTACTGCTGCACCGTTGCGGGCACGACGATTTCGGCGTTGGACGCCAGCGTGCCCGTGAACTTGTACGCGATACGGTTCAGCTCAGAGCCAGCGAGCGTGTACGTGCCGCCGGTGACGGCAATCGACGTATAGTCGAAGGCGAAGACCGCCTGTTGGCCGAGGCCGATTGTGTACCACTGGACGCCGTCGCTTACGACCACGGCGCTGTCGCCCGGTTGCAAGAGGAGCGTGGACGCGGCGTTGATAAGCTCGGAGCCGGAAGGATCGACGGTCAGGTCGCCTTGGCCGCCGTTGCGTAACTGAACAAACCAGCCGTCGCCAGCGGAGACGGCAGTCGGCAAATTGAAGGTGCCAAGGCCGCCAGTCCAGACAAAGACCTTGGCGCGGTCGGCAGTCGTTGAATTGTACGGCGTAACGGAGAAGTCAGCGACGTCGTAATTCTGCGCGAGGGTTGAGCCGTCCGCGACTAAACCAGCGCCAGCCAGAGCGGCGGCCTGAGCCTGAGCTACCGCAGCGCCGTAGCGGAACGTGCGCCACGTGCCGCCGACAGTCGTATTGTTGATAAGATAGCACTGCCACTGCTCGCCCGCAGCAATGCTCAGAATTGGGGTGCCGGAGGCGCTGTTGACGCTGATGGTGCTCGGCCCGAGGTTGTTGAACAGGACCGTCTGGCCGACACCCACCTCGGTCGCGTCTGGCATCGTTATGGTGTACGCGCCCGTCGGTGTGACGTCGATGATGCGTGCGACGATGTTGTTCCCCGTGGTGGCCTCAAGCGGCCACTGGAGGGTGGTGTTGGCGGTCAGCGGTAGGGCGAGATACGACACGTCCGAGGGGTAGATTGTCGTACCGCCGAAGACTTGAGTAAATGACGTGGACATTGTTACGCCTCCTTGCGCACGGCGGATCGGTCTAGGATTTTGGCGAGGTCTTCGCCGTTCAACATTGCCGCCGCGCGGTCGTACATGTTCTGCCAAACTGGGATGCGTTCGTCGTTCTTCAGGAACGGCGTTGCCTCAACCAGCGTGCCATAGAGCAAGAGCTGCGGGGCGTATTCGGTGATCCAGTTGGTCTGCACGCTCTCATCGAGCAGCGGCGGCAGTTCGTAGTACAGGATCTCAAACGGGTAGTCGGCGTCCGGTGTCGGGGCCAGCAACCAGTGGCTGTAGTCATAGTCGCTGTAGAAGAGGGGCACGTCCGTCTCTAAGGCATTCGGCCAGTAGGACCGCAGATATTCGTACACGCGGGAGAACAGGACTTTGCGAGTGTTGTTCCCCGTGCCGGTGCCAATGCTCATCGACACCGTATCGCGCCAGCGGTCGGGCTTGGGGTATACGGATTGGCCCGCAGAGAGCGTGCCGGTTACGACGTTGATGAAGCCCTCAATTTTAAGCTCGCGAGCGATGCGACGCTCGGCGAGGTTGATTAAGCGGGGGATTTGCTCAAAGACAATGGGGTCAGACGCAAGCGTGTTGCCGCGCTCAAGGTAGCGTTGCACGTCTTGTTTCAACGTCGCGAATGTCATCGTAGTGGCCATAGCTCGCCCCTATATCAGATTTTTATGTTTTGCGCACCAGAAAACCCGCATTCATCATACGGCATCCAGCATTTCAGGGCAAGCGTACACACGCAGTCCCTGACCGAACTTTTTATGGTACGTGATCGAGCAAACTTCCCTGTCCGAGAACCACGCGCCGCGAGAGGCGTAGGCATCGCGAGCGGCCAGTGTCGGGTGTTGGAACACCTTCATGCCCGCGTGCTCTTCTTCCTTGGTGTGGTGGTAGTTTCCGGTGTGGCAGTAGCGTTTCTTCGTACGACCCCATATCTCGGCGAACATGGCCGGAATGATCTCGCGCATCGCGCCAAACTTCTTCAAATGGCTGTGGTGGAAGGTGAGCATGACGTCGCCAAATTCGTACGCGTAATACGGCAGCGCGCTGTCGTCCACGGTGATGCGCGGCTCGTTCTCGTACAGCGCCTTAAACATCGTGCGCAGCCAGACGGACGACGCCATGTCGTGGTTGCCTTCGGCGAGGATTATATGGACGGTCTTGTGCTTGGCGAGCAGCATATTGATGATGCGGCGCAGAACCCGAACGGCGACTTCGACCATCTTGGTGAAGCGACCGTCAGCGTCCAATACGTGTCCGCTGGTGGGCGTAACAGCCGACAGGCCGTCATAGTGCAGCAAGTCGCCGAGTTGGTTCAGCACGGCTGTCTCGCTGTCTGGCGAGCATTTAATGATCTGCTCAAAGCAGCCAACGATGACGGCCTCGGCGATCTGCAAATCCCAGTCGGCTTGCATGTTCTCGCGATGCCATGCCAACATGCCGATGTGCGCGTCGGTTAGCGTGTACAGCGTCAGCAAATCGGCGTTGAATTGCTCCGGCGCGACGATAGGCTCGAGGCGCGGCAAGGTGCTCGACATCGCTTCGACGGCAGCCTTGAATATCTCCTGCTGCCGAGCCGCGTCGAGAGAGGCCTTGACCCACTGCGCGGGTTGGGTTTCCGTTGCCTTGTAATAGCTGGACACGCCCTTGGCGATAAAGCCGTCGGGCACGGGCCGCGTAAAGTCAAATTCGGGTGCGTATCCGGCCTTCGCGGCCTTGTTCTTGACGTTGTTGTATATCTCCGACGCGCCGCCTTTGTACAGGCCAAGCGCGCCATCGGCGGCCTTCGCGCCGCCGTGAAGGATTATCGCGTCGAGGACTTTGCGCTGGTTTTCCGTACAGTAGTCAAAGAGCTTCTCGTCTACTTTTATGATTTTAGGCATTAGAGACCTTTCGAGCGGTAGCGTTTACGTCACTTGACGCGTGCGGCGTCTCCCCACGCTTTGATTGTCAAGCGATGCTTTAGGCTGCAATCTGCGTATTTTGCGATAATGTCGGCTTCCCAAAGTGCTCTTTCTGGGTCAATCAACACCGTTGGCGGGGTTTGCAGTGTTTGGCACGGTGACGCCAAGTTGGCTGGCGGCAGCGGCATTGGCGTC